ATAATGTCGGAGACATGCTCAGCAAACCAGTGCTTGAACATTTTGGAATTGAAGTCGAGCTCGTCAATAGAAAATGCAGAGGAAAAATTCTAGCGATAGGGAGCATACTATCATCGCTTCGGACGAATGATTTTGTGTGGGGATCTGGATCGATAAGAGATAAGAAAATAACAGCGCCGGCCGGGGTGAAGTTTTTGGCAGTGAGAGGACCGAAAACACGGTCTTTGATATCAAATGCGGTCGTGCCGGAGATCTATGGAGATCCTGCACTTTTATTACCACTCATCTATCGGCCGACGATAGAAATAAAACACAAGATAGGGATAATACCTCACTACGTGGACAAAAAAATAGCACCAATAAAAGACGAACATTTAATCGATATACAGGCAGACTGGAAAAAAGTGGTGGATGAGATCCTATCATGCGAGAAGATTATATCATCAAGCTTGCATGGTATCGTGATCGCGGAGGCGTATGGAATCCCTGCGGTGTGGGCAAGATACAGCGACAATATCATCGGAGGGGACTTCAAATTTCAAGACTATTTTCTCGGGACCGGAAGAGGAGAGCAAAAGACATTCACTGACATAGAACCGATAAAAAATCTGTCGGAGATACAGCAGAATTTAATCAAAGTACTGCCATGGAAAAAATAGATCTTGTATACATACTCGGAAAAGGATCGAGATGGTCGGACAATGAGATCCGATATTCTTTGAGAAGTGTTGAAAAATACTTCAAATGCGGAAATGTTTTTGTCATCGGAGAACGACCGGAATGGATGACCGGAGTGATCCATATAAAAGCAGAGGACAAAAATTCAAATAAACTTTTGAATGCTCTGGAAAAATACAGGATAGCATGCACCGATAAAAGGATCAGCAGAAAATTCATACTGATGAACGATGATTTTTTCTTTTTGAGAGAGGTAGATAAAATAGAAAATTATAGCAGAGGAACGATTCAGAAAATGATAGAAAAACATCCGACACAAAACGGATACTACTTCAAATCGCTTGTGGACACAAAAAATAAATTGTTCGGTCTTGGATTTGAAGATCCAATAGATTTTGAGATACATGCACCTATGATATTCGACAAGGAAGACCTTATGACGGTCATGGGAGTGATCGGAACAGATAAGGCATATTCATTGAGGAGCTGTTATGGGAACATGATGCACCTCGAACCGAAAAAAGTCATAGACTACAAGGCAGCGAATCTTGCAGAGTTTGCATTTCAATTGGCAAGGGACAGAGAATTTTTATCAACGAATGATGGAATGGTTGCAGAAAGTGAATTTAGATTTTGGATAGAAAGAAAGTACAGAAATATATCAAAATTTGAAATGGATGAGGGAAAAGGATCAGGGATACTCCCGGGTAGAAGTATGGCTTTGATGGAATATCATGCGGTCCAAGTGTTCAGTTACAATAACAAGAAATTTAACCCGGGGGACATAATAGACAAGCAAACTATGGCTAGTTTGAAAGACGAGCCTAGGATGAGGAATCTGTGGACAATAAGCTAGATTTTACATTGAAAAGGGAGTATAATTGAGGTATGAAAAACACCATGAAAAAAATAGGAATAGTTTGCATTTTATCAATAATTTTATTGGCACCGGGAACATCTTTTGCTTCTGACACCAAACTTTGGTATTCAACTGAGGAGCAACAGAGGATCGACTCAAAACTTGCAGATCTGCAAAAGCAAGTGGACGAACTTAAAAAACTAAATGACAGTTTAGAATATAGAATTTTACAAGTAGAGAAAAAACCAATAACTACTCAAACAACAGTTCAGATTACTGATCAAGAAACAAAAACAAAAGTAAAATCGCTTGAAAGTAGGGTTGGAACACTTGAAAAAGCAGTTAGTTTTTTGCAGACAAAAGTGATGGATGCACTCAACACTACGATCGGACTGCTTAAGCAACTATTAAAAATCAAATAAAAATGAAGATAACCTGGCGCACAGAAAAAAGAAAAGTTGTTGACCTCATTCCTGCAGATTACAACCCAAGAAAACTATCCGAGAAAGCCCGGGCGGACTTGATAGCATCAATCAAAGAATTTTCAGAAGTGGAACCAGTAGTAATAAACACCGACAACAAACTCATCGGAGGACATCAAAGAGTTTCAATATACGCAGACTTACAGATTGAAGAAATCGACGTGCGCGTACCATCAAGAAATTTGAACCTTGAAGAAGAGATGAGACTAAACATCCGCTTGAATAAAAATACCGGAGAATGGGACGACTCAAAACTTTTGGAATGGGACCAGGAACTACTTGAGGGCGTAGGTTTCAGCAAGGAAGAACTCACAGACATATTCGACGGAGTCAACGTCGAGGATAAAGATTTTGATTTGGAAACCGAACTTGTAAAAACATCCGACACAAAAATACAATACGGAGAGATGTACAAACTCGGAGAACACACGATCATGTGCGGAGATGCAACCAAGGAAGAAGATGTAAAAAAACTCATGGGGGGGTAAAAGCAAACATGGTTTTTACAGATCCGCCTTACAACGTGGACTATCAAGGATCAATTAACTCGGAGAATCAAAACAAACGCGAGGGCATCAAGAACGACAAGATGAGCACAGAGCAATTCTATACTTTTATGGATAGAGCAATAAAGAATTTACTCGACAACACAGAGGGAGCATTTTACATTTGCATGTCGAGTAAGGAACTTGCATCGCTCAAAGACGTATTCGAAAAGAATGGAGGCCATTGGCAGAGTTTTATTATATGGGTAAAAAACACATTCACACTCTCCCGCTCCGACTGGCAGAATCAATACGAGCCGATACTTTACGGATGGAACGGAGACTTAGTAAATCATTACTTCGCCGGGATGAGAGATGAGGGCAATGTATGGGAAAACTTACAGAAAATGAAACCGCAGTATGACGGAGTAGAGACCACAATAAAAATCGGTGGGTATCATTTGAAACTCAAAGGCCAAGTAGAGGGAAAAGTTTGCAGAAAAAATGACAGCGTAGATATATGGCACGAAAATAAACCGACAAAATCTGCGGAGCATCCAACAATGAAACCACTCAAGCTATGTGCGAAAGGAATAAAAGCATCGAGTTTGAGGGGTGGAATCGTACTTGATACTTTCCTCGGGTCTGGTAGCACGTTGATTGCCGCACAAGAAACAGGTCGAATCTGTCATGGCATGGAACTGGACCCGCAGTACGTTCAAGTAATAATAAACCGATGGGAGAAACTCACGGGAGAGAAAGCAATAAAGATATGAAGAAAAAAATCATTTTAGATTTATGTGGTGGCACTGGAGCATGGAGTGAGCCATATAGAAAAGCAGGATACGATGTGAGAGTGATTACACTGCCGGAACATAATATTTTATTCACGAGAATAAACAACAACGGAACACTTGATTTTTATAGAGACAAAATGCACGTGTCAAAAGACTTCCAGGTAAAAATTAAAGATATACACGGAATCCTGGCCGCGCCACCATGTACACAATTCTCATTCGCCCGGACAACAGCAAAGACACCAAGAGACTTCAAAGGCGCAATGGAAATAATATCGGCATGTGAGCAGATCATACGCGCATGTGTCATAGGGGGGGGCTTGAAATTCTGGGCCATGGAAAACCCAACCGGGCATCTAAGAAGATTTATAGGAAAGCCAACATTCAGATTCTATCAATGGCAATTTGGAGGATACCACGTAAAGTCAACGGACATATGGGGACACTTCAATTATCCAAGGCCAACAGTAAAAATAAAGCCGGAAGTAGATCATGCAGAGATAGACCGAAGATGGGCCAATCCAGTTATCCCGGAATACATAAAAGAACGCTTGAAGTCGACAGGTGAAAGACGTGCCGCAGTAAGAGCAATAACGCCTGAGGGATTTGCTCGAGCATTTTATAAATCAAACAAATGAGGTGTATCAAGTGCAAGAGAGAGCGAAAGACCAAGCAAGGTATTTGTAAGAAGTGTAGAGGAAAGGTCGAAAATCAAAACATAAAACACCATGAGACTAAATAGACACGGAAGAAGATCGCAGGAGGCGATAGCGAGGAACAAAAAAGTCGATGACAGAAAATACAGGATCGCAATGAACATCGAAGACGGAAAGAAAACGAAAAGAGACAAGGAAGCGAAGAAGATCAATTGGGCCAAAAGGAAGTAGAAAATTGCGGGTGGGGATATGATCGGAAAGACGGTCAGATCCCTGCCCACAAGGTAGGCGTCCAGGCCATGACGTTTTTAGAGAAGCTGGCATCATACAGACTTCTCGGTTAGTAAGGGGAGATAACACTCCCCTTATGGGGCAGTAGCTCAACGGTTGAGCACCCGCATCTACCTAGGCATTCGAAAGAATGAGATCTGCGGGAGGTATGTAGGTTCGAGCCCTACCTGTTCCACAAAGGTCCCCGGATAGACCATGACCTCGGGGACCTGTTAGAGGGCCATAGCTCATTCAGGAGTGCATATGTGGTAGCGATAAGGGGGTGCGGTATACATCCTCCGCCTAAGCAACTTAGAGGCCCAACATATGAGGAAAGGTGCAAGTCCTTTGTGGTCCACAAGAAAGGGGTATATAATACGGACATGGAAAAAAAAACAGTCAAACTAAATATGGCTTACTGCATAGAGAAGCAGAACGAAAAAGTTCGAAACCTCCCAGAAGAAGAATGGAAGAGGCAACAGGACAGGACAATCATTAAAAAGAAATTGTTTTTGGAGGCATGGGAAAAATATAGGTTCATTGAAATGGCATGTTTTAAAGCAGATATATCATCAAAGCAATTCAGGGTATGGAGGGAAGAGGACGTAAAATTCAGAGAGGAATATCAAAAGATAATGAAAGAAAGGAATGAGGCGGTGGAGGATCTGCTCATGCAAAAGATTTTTAAAGATAAAGACGCGCCGTGTATAAGATTCTATCTGGAAAAAAGGAGTCCAGAATATAAACCGAAAACAACAACAGAAATAATCACTCCGACAAAATCACTGAAAGAGATGATCGATGAAGATGAGAGAGAATTAAACAACGAAGATGCCAATAATAATCAACAACAGAAAAGTGAGGACAAACAGGGAACTCATCGAGGGATTATTGAAAATAAAAACAAAGAGGGGGGAGATCAAACGAATGAAGTTCAACCGGGCGCAGGAGATCTATTGGGCAAGAAAGACTAGGAGAAACATTATACTGAAAGCAAGACAGAAAGGGATAAGTAAAATTATAGATGCAGACCAATTCATCGACTGCATCAGAAAGGCAATAAATGCGGTCATTATTTCTCATGAAAAGGGAGCGACAAAAAGACTGTTTGCCTCGGTGAGAGCATTCATCAATAATCTTGAAGCAAAGCCGGCAGTGTCGATAGATTCACAAAGCGAGATAAAATTCACGGAGACAGGAAGTTCATACTTTATTGGAACGGCAGGACAAAAGGCATTCGGAAGAGGGGATACGGTTGATCGTGCGCATCTGTCCGAGGCGGCGTTCTATCCTAACCTCAAGATGATCCTTGACGGTATCGCGGAGGCAGCGGAATATGGACAGATAGACATCGAGAGTACGGCGAATGGATCCGGGGACTTCAAAGATATGTGGCAAAAGGCAAAGTCCGGGCAGTCATCATACACTGCGATATTCATTCCATGGTTCATCGATGATGAATACAGCGCGGACAGCATGACGGAAGCCGAAAAGAAAGGACTTTCGGAATCTGTGCAGAAACTTTTGAGCATGGATGACGGAGAGTTCATGAAGCAGTTGAATGAAGATGAAACAAGACTCATTAAAAAAGCGAAAGAGGAATATGGAATCGACATGACGGCAGGTCAGATGAAATGGAGACGATACAAGATATGGGATAAGGGAGAAACGTTCTTTCAGGAGTATCCAGAAGATGATGTCTCATGCTTCTTGCAAAGTGGACGGTCCGTGTTCTCAGGCATCATACTCGAGCAGGGAAGAAAGATAAGACTCAGCGATTTCAACAACTGGTGTGTCAAGAACAAGTGGGATGATGAGAAGAGGGATGCATTCAAGAAAAAGAGGTTATATGCGGCCGTTGACGGAGCAGAGGGAAAGGAGGGAGGGGACAATCACTGCTTTTCGGTGATCGATGTGGACATGGAGAGCGGAAAGGCATATGTGATATTTGAGATCGTAAGCACGGACCCGATAGACATCTTCTGGGAGAAAGTCGGGAACGTATGCAAGGAGTTCAACATTGTATTGGGAATAGAAAAGAACGGGCTCGGCGTGGCGCATATACAAAAGGCGAAGCAATTGGGCATCAGGTTCAAGGAGTGGCATACGGGAGACAATAGGCCGGTGATGATCAGCGACCTTGAGGAGGCATACAGAAAAGGAAACTTGATCGAGTGCTACATGGAAGCATACGAAGAAGCAGGAAACATGATATACAACGATAACAACAAAGCGGAGGCAATGAAAGGGAAGCATGATGACAGGATACTTTCACGTTCGATAGCATGGCAGATGAGAAAAGCGCCAGTCGCGGGAGTGAGCTTTCTTGACTTATAGTTATGCACATCTTGTTGACATTTAAAAAAGTGCTATAATAAAAACAACATGGGATTCATAGACAAACTTTTTAATAGAAAACAAAAAGACTTTGGATCAACTTCAGTCACTGGAGGTTTGGAGTTACTATCAAAACTTATAGCTCCTGAACTATCAAAGAAAGGAATGCTTGAAACATATAAAAAATCTTTGTATGTTTTTGCTTGTGTTTCAAAGATAGCAACAAAGGTGGCAAGTGTTGAATGGAAACTTTTCAAGATAGTCAATTCAAGAGGTAACAAAAAAGAAATGATGGTTCATCCATTACTTGATCTTATATATAAACCGAATAAGTTTCAGACAAAAACAGAGTTCTTGGAAATGACAATGATCAACTGGGAATGTACTGGAGAGGCGTTTTGGTACAAGGTAAGGAATGACAGTGGAGATGTCGTTGAATTGTGGAACTTGAGACCTGACTATGTATCGATAGTTTCTGATCCTGCAAAATTTATTGCAGGTTATAAATTTGAAAGAGGAGATGGGACAACGATAACATTCATGCCTGAAGAAATAATATATTTCAAATCACCTGATCCAACATCAGCATACAGAGGAATGGGAGCGCTTCATCCCGGAGCAAAGAGAGTTCAGACAGAAGAATTTGCAATAGATTTTCAAAGAAATTTCTTTTTGAATAGTGCAAGACCTGATGCAGTGATCAAGAATAAAGAATCAACACTGACGAAAGAACAAAAAGACGACATACGTGAGGGATGGGGAAGAAAATATCAAGGAGTAAAGAACAGTTCAAAGGTTGCAATACTTGAGGGAGGTTTGGAATACCAACTCATATCGCTTTCTCAAAAAGAGATGGACTATATTGAGTCTTTGAAGTTCACAAGAGACGATATACTTGTGGCATTTCAGGTACCGAAACCATTACTTTCAATAGTTGAGGATGTGAACAGGGCCAATTCGGAGACGGCAATGGCTATATTTTTGGGAGAAACTATAGCTCCAAAGATAAAAAGGATCGTTGAAAAGGTCAATGAAGAGATGACATATGAAGATTTTGGGGACGAATTTATGCTTGAAGTAGTTGATCCAACACCGGCAAACAGAGAGATGCAATTGAAAGAATACTCAGATGGAATAATAAATAATTATCTTTTAATAAATGAGGTTAGACAAAGAGAGGGACTTCCACCAATAAAAGGAGGTTGGAGTTTTTATATGTCTATTGCCAATGTAGCAGTCGGAGGTCTTACCGGAGCTGAACAGAAAGCACTTGCAAAAAGAGTCATGGAGAACAACGATGAGAACGAGAAGATCATATCTGAGTCAAAAAAATCAGAAGAAAAACTATACGATTTTAAAGGAAGATCTGTTCTCAAAAGAAAATTGAAACTATTTGAAGAGACTAAAGAAGAACTTGAAAAAAGAATGTCAAAAATGGTAAAAGGATCAAAAAGAAAGAAAAAAGAAGCAAGAGCAATGCTTGGAACAGTGGAATCAAAAGGTGCGTATGCAATGCTTATAAATAAATCAATAGATTCAAAAGTAGGTAAATTAAAAGATGAGACAACGGGATTTTTCAATGCACAAAAAGATAGAGTGATGAAAGATTTAGAAAATAAAAAGTCCAAGGATATAAAGGAAAAAATAAAAGTAACTGTTACAGAGATATTTGATAAGGGTTCGGAGAACAAATTGGCCGTGAACTTTATTATTCCATTTTTGACAGAGTTCTTGAAAGATTCAGCAAATGAAGCATTGGACTTGGTAGCACCTCAAGAAGATTTTGAGGAGACGGCAAGGATACAAAAGATAATAAAAAAGAGGGCAGAAGATTTTGCGGAGTCGGTGAATACTACGACTTCAGAAAAATTGTCAGCAACTCTATCGGAGGGAATCACTGCGGGAGAGGGAATAGCAGATCTGTCAAAGAGAGTGGCAGATGTCTATGACGAATTTGCTTCGTTTAGAAGTGAAAGGATAGCGCGAACCGAGGCGACGGTAGCGAATAATGAGGGATTACTTGAGGGATTCAGACAATCGAATGTAGCGACAGGCAAGGAATGGATCAATTCAGGTGATTCAAGGGTCAGGGAAGAGCACCAGGATGGTATAGGAGTAGGAGGAGAGATAGTCGCACTTGATGCGAGCTTCTCAAATGGATTAAAATATCCTCAAGAGCCAAACTGTAGGTGCGTGATCGGACCGGCATTTTTAGAATAATAGTTGACAATCTTGTTGACAAATAATTTTAATGCTACAATAAAAACATGAACAGAAAACTTATAAGCTCAAATAGGGAAAAACAAAATATATATTTTCATGTCAAATCAGTTGACGAAGAAAATTATATCGTTGAGGGAGTGTTCTCAACACAAGTTGAGGACAGGCATAATGAAGTAGTAGTACAGGGAGGATGGAAACTAGACAACTACATGAAGAACCCTGTTGTATTGTGGGCACACGAGCACGATTCTTTCCCAATAGCGAAGATGCTTGAGATAGGGGTCAATACAACGAACGAACTGGCAGGAAAAATGCAGTTTGCAGTAAAAGAATATGACAAAGCGGCAACGGCATTCAATCTGATCAAAGGAAAATATCTGAACGCATTTTCTGCAGGATTCATAAACAATAAATACGAGATAGATCAGGAAAATAATATAGTTATACTTACGGAGAATGAATTGCTAGAGGTCTCAGTAGTACCGGTACCAGCAAACCAATTGGCTCTTGCAAAAAAGAAAGGAATAGATGTCGGAGCATTCGAACAAGATGAACAAAAATCAACAGAGGTCAGTACAGATGAAGCTGTAGAGGCGCTGACAAAATCAAACATAGAAACCATACGCAAAGCGATAGAGACACTTACCGAGGTCTCGAAAACTCTTGCGAAAACCGATAGCAAAGTTGGTTCAAAGGTCGAACACGCCTCTTCAAAAGAGGTCGGACAAAAGAAAGTCTCGGTCAAACTCATGAATAATGCAATAAGAGCATTGCTCGGAGTGAAGAAGAATATTACAAGCTAATTTAAAATTTTACTATGAACCTAAAAGAATTGTTAAAGAAAAATCCTGCGGATCTATCGACAGAGGAAAAAGCTTTCTTGAAAAGCTCAATTTCTGAATTGTCGGCAGAAGACAAGACAAAATTCGCAGAGGTTTTGGAGGAAAAAGAGATCGATATGGAATCTCTCAAAACGGTTGTCAAAGAGATGATCGGAAAAGGTGCAGATGAGATATTGGCTGCAAAAGTTGACAAGATGTCAGATGAACTTGTTTCAAAGTTCAAGAAAGGAGTAGAGAAAGCAAGAAGAGAGGCCATTGACACCAATGTTGAGACAAAGGAAGTCAAGGGAGCACAGACAAGAGCATTCATGAAAGCTTTGCTTTCAGGTGATGTCGCAGCATTGAAAGAGATAAGTGCAAAGCAGAAAGCGGTAACAACATCAACATCCGATGATTCAAAGGCAGGTCTTTTGATCCCAGAGGAATTGAGAGCAGAGGTATTGAGAATTGCAGAAAAGCAATACGGACTCGCACGAAGATCCATGCTTTACTTGCCATTTTCAGGTCCAGGCAACGAGAGAACTATTCCAACACTTGGAACATCAGTATCTGTCAAATGGACAGGTGAGGGTGCAAAGAAGCAGGGAACAGCTCCAAAGTTCAGCATTGTAACTCAGACATTGAAGAAGCTCGCAGCGATAGTTCCTTTGACAGAAGAAATAATCGAGGATAGCGCCATAGATATTGTGGCTCTTCTCGGAGATCTATTCGCAGAGGCAGTCGCAAAGGAGGAAGACATCCAGTTCTTCGCAGGTACCGGTTCTCCATGGACAGGTATATTGAACAACTCAAGTGTCAACAAAGTTACACAGGCAACAGGTGATGCTACACAACTTACAGTCGATGATCTCATCGATATGGAAGATGCAACACCAACAGGAGCATTGTCAGGTGCAAAATATTACTTCCACAGAACTATATTGTCAGTGTTGAGAAAACTCAAAGACAATAACGGAGCATATATTTTGGTTCCTGCAGCAAACGGTCAGCCAGCAACATTGAATGGTTACCCTTATGAGACATCAGATGCATTTCCTGCACTCAATGATGTTCAGACAGGTGATCAGTACATATTGTTCGGTAACTTGAAGCAAGGTGCAGTGTTCGGAGATAAGCAACAGATCAGAGTCAAGATGTTAGATCAGGCAACGGTCACAGATGAGGACGGATCAACGGTCATAAACCTCGCAGAGGAAGATATGGTCGCAGTCAGAATCGTCGAGAGAGTCGGATACACCGTATCTCTTGCGAAAGCACTCACTGTTCTTGAAGCTCAAGCTCACGAATCCTAGTTTTTTATAGGGTTCTGACAGGGGGGATGTGAAAACGTCCCTCCAATTCAGGGCCCTAGAGTCGAATTTATTCAAACAAATTTTAATAACATGGCGGCAACAGTACAAATCAACGAGAGGAATGGTGCAGGATCAGGAACACTCACGCAGAACATAACCAATTCAAACATGGGAAATGTTGATGCAGTGAATATTGACCCAGTTGCATATCCAGTCACTCCTGGCAACAATACTTTCGAGAAATATCAGCAGATAGAAGTTACTGCAATAGGAGGATCTTCAAAAATAGATAACTTGAAGATATGGAGAACTGGAGCGCTTGGAGGATCAGCGGTCCATTTGACCAATGCAAGACTTTCATCATATGGAGGAGCAGCGAGCTATGTCGCACCTGTAGCAACAGATTCATCAGTTGCAACGCAAACAATGCCATCATCTGTACCGGCAACAGCAAACCTAGGAATAGGAGGAGCATTGAACGGAGCATTGACAGCAGCTGGGTCATCAGACTACTTGGTACATCAGATCCAAACGGATGCAGGAGATACAGCAGGATCCACAAGCACGATGAACTATCAGTACGACGAGATGGCCTAGTGAAAGAAAACTGATCAACTCAATGATCATTTAAAAGCAACTCAATGCTAAAAAATACCCCGGCATTGAGGCTCGGGGTATTTTAATGATATGAAATATATATATAAAGAAAAAAAAGAGAATAAGGAATCTACGGCAGGTTTTACAATAAATGAAATTGAGGTCAAGCCGGAGAGATGGGTATGGGGAGTGATATATAAAAATGACACAGAACTTCATCAATTTGGAGATGATGGAATATTCCATAGGATAGGAGAGATAGATCAAGATCAAGTGAAAATGTTCACGATGTATAGATACGATGATATGACAAAGAGGATAGACATGCCGTGGCAAGAGGGAATGAAATTGATACATAAATACATCAATTTTCATTCAGCAGAGTGGGAGGATTTGCAACAAACAAAAAAGATATATGTCATCGGATACAAGATTGGAGAAAATCATCACTATACGATGATATTGCCGGATGACAGGATAATTATAAGTCCTGAAGACAATGTGGACTTTGGTAAATTCAATATATAAAAAACATGGAAATATGGGACTTTTTATTGGCAGCGTTTAACTTCAATGAATCTTCAGGAAACGCTGTAGATTCTTCTGGCAATGGTCATAATCTGACTAATAATAATTCTGTACCATATTCAGCAGGAAAGATAGGAAACTGTGCAGACCTTGGTTCAGGAAACACAAACAAATATTTTTCCATAGCATCTCTTTTTGACCCAGATACTTATGATTCTGGGTTTAGTATTTCAGTGTGGTTTTGGCAATACGATACGGTTCCATCAGGTGATCAAATGATATTTGGATTTTCAGATGCTGGATTTACTGGAGTCCATCTTTATAGACAAGGAGGAACTTCAAACTTATTACATGCAAGATTCGGAACAGGTAGTGGAGGTGTTTCTCCTTATGGTGGAATTACAGCTATTGGAGTCACTTTTAGCCAAAATAATTGGTATCACGTTGTGATGACACATCATCCTACGAATGGTAATAAACTTTATATAGATGGTGTTGAGGTAGCATCTCATGCATACCAAGCAATGGGAGATAATGCAGCAGATTTTGAAGTCGGAAGAAGAAGCGGAGACGGATACGGTATAGCAGCAATGAAGATAGATGATCTTTTCTTTTTCTCAAAAGATGTTGGTCAGGACGGTGTAGACTATCTTTATAACGATGGAGATGGTAGAGAATATATTCCTGTTACATCAAACTCAATAACAAAATCATCTAAATATACAATAAAATCAACGCCAAGTGCAAAGACAAAAAGCTTAAAGTATACAATAAAAACAAATTCATCACTGACGAAGAGTCTAAAATACACAGCAACATCAACTCCCGGAGCTATTGAAAAGGATCTCACATACGATGTTGTAGCACAGGATAGTATTACCAAATCATTGCAGTATGCCATAAAGGCAGAAAAGTCTATTACAAAGGCTTTGAAATATGCAACTAGGGAGGCAAAACAGGCCACCAAGGGGCTTGTTTACTCTATCAAGACAATCGGGTCACAAACAAAGGATTTGATGTACACGGTCAAAGCACAAGCAGGAACGACAAAGTCATTAAAGTATACAATTATCACTTCTGGATCCATAACAAAAGGACTTCAATATGATGTGACAAATACTCAAGAGACAGATATTCAAAAGTCACTAAAATACACTGTCACATCAGAAAAAGAAATAAATCGTTCTTTGAAGTATTGCATGACTATAGATAATCAGATATCAAAACAACTTGTATATGAAATAGAGGGGCAAACATTGATAAGCAAGAGTTTGGTATACAAAATAAAGTCAGCAAAAGGAATCACAAAATCAATACAGTATAATTTGAATGTTTCATCGCAACATATCATCACAAGATCATTGAGATATACGATAGGAAAGCAGGGCGTTATACAAAAAACACTTCAATATACGATACGAAGATATCCTTACTGCAAAAAGACCAGTCCTTATTCAGGGAAGTCGAATCCCTACAGTAGGCTGGTGAATAATTGTTAAGGTGCTATAATATAATAAATATATGGGAGCAATACAACTTTTAAAAAGAATAGAGACCAATTTCAAGACGATTGAGACAATACCGGTTCTATCAGTTCCTGCAGGACAAAATCTTATTATCACAGCAGTCAAGTTGGTAGGGAAAACAGGAATACAGGCTGTTGGAGATGGATATTTTATTTTAGTAAGAGATTCTGATAATGGTACTTTGTCAAATGGAACATCAAACAGCACTGAAACAGTACTTGATTCTAATGTGTATAACGAAATTGTTAAGGGTGGAGACAGTATAAGTGTATTGATACAGGTGATTGATAGTGGAATAGATCCAACACAATACGCGGATATTCTCGGATACTATGTACCAGATCCTTCTTATGTTCCAACTGTCGTAAATAAAGGATATACGACAAGACAAAAAATTGAGAATTATCTATTGATAACAATAGATTCATCATTCTATGATCAGGTTGAGGAATGGATATCTGAAATAGAGGCTTATATAGATAAGATCACTGGAAGAAATTTTGTAGCTGATTCAATTGCAACAGCAAAAAAATATGACGGAGATGGCACATCAAGTTTATTGATAGACGATGCGGTGGCGATAACAGAAGTCAAAATCGGGACAGATGTATTTGTGATCAATGATGATTATGTTATATATCCCGCAAACGAGTTGCCAAAAACAAAAATAAAGCTAATAGGATCAGTATTTCCATGCACACCAATTCAAGATATTTCAATCAAAGGTAAATGGGGATATAGTATTTCTGTTCCAAAAGATATTCAGACTGTTGCAACTGTACTAGTTGCAGGAATGATAAATTACTCATTGAATGCAGACGGTGAAGTCGCAAGCGAAACTATAGGAAGATATACGGTTTCATATAAGGATGAGAAACAATGGCAGGACTTTGAAAGAATAGATAATGTTCTTGAAATGTATAAAAAATACACATTCTAATGACAATAGAAAGAAGATACAACAAAACAGTGAAGACACAAAGACTCGAAGACGACAGCGGGAATACTGAATCATATCAGGATAATATAGATTCACTTCCATGTATAATGCAGGCTCTTGATGAGACATTTGGCGAGGATCTCGATGGAAACTTTGGAAAAGATTATCTCATGTTTTGTGGAATAGTGGATGTACTCGAGGGAGATAGGATCATAGATGGATCTGTTGAATATAAGGTGGTAGGACTTGAGAAGTTTGATGCCGGAGGATCAAATGATCATCTTGAGGTGAGAATAAGACTATCAAACAAATGAAAATAAATGTTCAAATAGACGGTTTGCAGGAACTTGAAAATGCAATGGGTAGAGCTCCACAGGTTGTCTTGAATGAAACATCAAAAGCAATACAGAAAAGCATTTTGACAATACAGAACGAAGCAATGAAAGAAGCACCGGTGAACAAATCATACGGAGGAGGAAATTTGAGACAGAATATCAGATCTAAAATGTCTGGCAGACTTGCGGGGATGGTTGAGGCACTTGCGCCATACTCGATATTTGTACATGAGGGAACAGCACCGCATATCATACGAGTGAAGAATAAAAAGACGTTAGCGAATGTCAGAACAGGACAGTTCTTTGGGCCAATAGTCCATCATCCGGGGACGAAAAGAAACCCATTCTTTACTAGAGCCATACAAAACTCAAGTAAGAAGATCGAGGAGTTCTTTGAGACGGCAGTCAGGAATGTTCTCAAAACCTTTCCAAAGTAGTATAATAAATATATGAAAACAACAACAGAAGAAATAAGAGATCTGATTCTCACAAAGATACAAAATCTTACGGATAATGACAGTCCGGGAAACGCAGTATTCGGAGAGGTATTCGGATATGGACAAGGAGATTTTAAAAGTTATCCTGTTGCAGTTGTTAGACCAACTGGAGGATTTGGAGAAGAAATAGATACGCACAGAAACGAAAGAACATTCACTTTTGATGTCAGCTTATATCAGGAACAAACGGATGCGGGAAAAAATAAAAGCGAGGCAAACCAGAAAATGATAGAAGCGGCCGACCTCGTTACTACAATGTTCGATGAAGACAAGGATCTTGGAGGAGAAGTTCAGAATGTCAAGGTAGTAAAATTCAATTATGATTTCAAGGTTTCAGCAGGAACATACATATTCGCTACATACCAAGTCGAGGTACGAGTAGTCGTAAAGAATTATTAGTGCTATAATATTTCCATGCTTACAAAATATAGACACAAAAATATTACGGATAAGGATCTCGCAATTCCTGGAATAGGGATAGTCAAGGCTGGGGAGGAAGTTGAGACAGATGAAAATTTCAATAACGCAAACTTCACAAGAATAAAGAAAAGGAAGAAAGAGGACGAAGTCGAAATTACTAGCAATAAAGAATAATAAAAATCATGAATTTTTTAGCAGACAAAAGTTATCTCGCATTAAAACCGCAGTCAGTATCGACAACACCTGTCATACCGACTCATTTCACACCGCTTGTAAGCGAGAGTATTCGGGTCAGTCCGAATTTTACGGCAGACAGGAGAATGAAAGGTCTTGACTGGAAGTCAGATGATCTATTGAAAGGATCAAGATCGATAGAGGGAGATATAGTCATATACGGAGATCCAGACAACTTGGGACATATTCTCAATATGTTCTATGCAAAAGGATCAACTACTGGAGATGCAGCTAACGGATATACCCATCCTTTTACGGTAGGAGATGGGAAAAGCTATTGTTTGGAAATATCAAGAGGAGAATTTGCGCAGAGAATATATGGAGTAAGGGGCGAAGATCTCAAGCTTGAGTTCGATGACAATAAACTAAAAGCAACACTTGCAATAAAAGGTCTAGGACAATTCTATACAGCATCTCTTGCAATAGCACTTACAGGAGCAGGAATGACGACAGCTGTATTGTCAACTGATTACGATTTGAGACCATCAGACGGACTTGTTGCTGGAGATGTGATCAGGATAGTAGAAACTGCCGGAACAACCGTCGATGTCACACTTCTCACGGTCAATGCAGACGGAAAGACTGTAACATTTGCTTCAACAGCAATAACGGCAGTGGTTGGAAAAGCAGTATTTTTGAAAGCACAAACACCAAGTTATTCAGCACTAGCAGAACCTTTATATTTCGGGAATACGCTTGCGGGAATTTCAGACACATCTGCAAACGCAGACACTGCGGCCGCAACTAGAGCAACAGCAACACCTTGCTACAATTTGTCAATGGAGTTCAAAAACAACCTGCTCGCAGAATCTGCAAGCGGAGCGACAGGTCCATCAGTTCTTTTGAATCAAGTGAAAGAGGCGGCCATAGAAGTGTCAAGACTCTTCACGGATCCTACACAATTCCAAAAATGGCTTGAAAATATCAAACAAGCTATCACTGTCATCATTACTGGAAGATTTATAAAATCTGACCTTACAACATCAGAACTTTTGACGATGAAATTCCATAAGACAAAGTTGATGGACAATGAAGAACCGCTTGAGGTTGGAGCATACATATACGACAAGCAAAAACTTGAAGCTTTGTATGATAGTGGAGATGCAAAAGCAATAGAAATTTCCCTCGTGAATCGAACGGCGGGAACTGATTACTAAATAATTTAAAAACACCATGATCGAAAGACCAACAATAGAATTGAAGACAAAGGAAAGAAAAGGAATATCACATACGATAGTTTTGAAAGAGTGGATCACAGGAAGAGAAGAAGAATACATACAAGAACCTATCATCAATGCCGCCTCATTCAAAGCCGGACTAGTGTCAGGAGCTCCAAGTGCAGAGATGACTGATTTCAAGATATCTGCTATTACAGTATCAGAGCACAGGACCATAGAAGTGATGGTTATATCAGTTGACGGACAAACAGAAAAAGTCGTTGATCTTGTTCTTGATATGCACAAAGATGATAAGCAAGAAATAGTGGAAAAGATCAACGAACTTCTAAAAAAAAAATAGGTAGTATAGAACATTTAAACATGTTTTATATATGCAGGGAGATGGGTTGGGACTATTGGACATATCTTGCTCAACCAAAATTCTTCATAAAAATAATAGTCAATGCTCTCAACAATGAGTCTAAAAAGTTAAAGAAAAACAATGGTTGAAACAACATCAAAACTTTCAATAGTTCTCGAAGCAGAAAACAAAACCGATCAAGCTTTTAAGCAGATCGATACTCAATTGAAGTCAACCAATGAAAAGATAAAAGCTTTCGGAGAAGTATCAAAACAGATGGCGGTCGTTGGAACGGCCGCTTTTGCTGCGATTGCTGGAGCAGTATATACATCGGTTACGGCAGCGGTTGAAGCCGAAAAGAAAATGGCGATATTCAATACGACCATGGACACAATGGGAAAGAAAGGACAGCTTGCAAAACAAGCATTACTCGATGCTTCTAAAGCGGCCATAAAATTAGGATTTGACGATGAGGATACTGCAAACTCTTTGGCAAAACTTTTTCAAAGGACTGGAGATGCGACACAGGCAATAAAATTGAACAACTTGGCAATGGACCTCGCACGTGCAAAGAACATAGATCTTGAAAGTGCAGTGAATCTTGTTAATTTGGCACTGTCGGGATCCGGAAGAGCACTCATGCAATACGGAATAATAATAAAAGATACAGCATCGCCAATGGAAGCACTTTCAATTTTGCAAGAAAAAGTTGGTGGACAAGCAGTAGCATTTGCAGATACATTTGCGGGAAAACTTGAGGCATTGAAAGTTGAGACGGATAATGTAAAGGAAGCAATTGGCGCAGCTTTTCTTCCAATACTTACGCAACTTTTACAAAAGATAGAACCTATAGTTTTAAAAATTACAGATTGGATAGAGAAAAATCCAGAACTTACGAAGAACTTACTTATAGCGGCCGGGGCTGTGTCTTTGGTGGTTGCTGGGATCGGAACGCTTGGTTTGATAATTGGGCCATTAACGGCTGGTATAGGGGCTCTAGGGACAGTTTTAGGAGCCGTGGGGGCTGTTTTATTGGCATTCGCACCTGAAATATTGATAGTAGCAGCTGTGATCGCTGGACTTTATCTTGTAATCAAGAACTGGGATGCGATATTAAATACACTAAAGAACACATGGGAGGCTGTAAAAAATGCTTTTCTTGAGGGGGTTGATAAAATGGTAAAAGGATTTCAACCGCTTGTAGATATATTCAACATGATCGTGAATGGATGGAAAGGAATATTCGGAATAGCAGGATCCGTTGCTGGAAAAGTCGGAGGTGTGATAAAATCAGGAATAGATCTCATACCCGGAGGAGTATCAAAATCAAGCACAGAGCAAATAATACCAATCGCTTCAAAGAGTTCTGGAACATCATATAATTTTCAGTTCAATGGAGATGTCAATGACAAAGATGCTTTGGCAAAACAAATAACAGGAATGCTCAATAGAGTATCATCTCTCCAATACGTTGGAGGAATATAAAAAACATGGCAAACTCAATAAAATTTGATTCAACAGAAATAAGAACGACAACCTATGTGCCTAGGTTTGTTAAGCATGAATCAGCACCAGAAAGAGTCATCACTCAAATTGAATTATCAAGGGAGGATGGAAACGTGCTAGTAGCAGCAAAATATTCAGTAAAAAAAATAGCACTTCAAGGAATACTTATCGGATCGACACAAGCTGATCTTGAAAGCAAAATAGATGCATTTAAGGAATTGATTTCAAGAAAAGAAAAAAACTTGGACATCGAATGGAATGGAGCAACTATGAGATATGTTGCAACATGTACAGGACAAGAATTTGACAGGGACCATTTTAATATATTGCATGTTCCGTGGACGATAGAGTTTACTGTTTTTTCTGGTGAGGGAAAAGATACAACAACGACAACACCAGCGAATGATAACAATATAGCTTTTACAAGCCCGAACTATGCAAATGCTGATACATTTGATATGGCAGGATCAAAACCAGCAAGACCAGTTATAACAATTACAGGAGCAAACTGGCCGACAGGTTGTAAGGGTATTGAATATAAAAATACAGACACTGGAGAAAAGATCGTGATCACAAGAAACAAAACTTGGGGAAACACAGACAAAATCATCATAGACTGTCTTCTAAAATTAGTTAGTGAAAATCTCAATAGTGCAGTATATAACTACGGACAATTTTATGGAGTATTTCCACAATTCAAAATAGGAACAAATGCTATAAGACTTCAAGCAGGCGCAATAGTATGTCAAGAGACTTCTGAAAACGGAGACTTTACATATGTAAACTCTGGATATCATATGAGTGCGACAACACATAAATTAGCGCAAAGTTTTACTGTTCCTTATAAGGACGAAACATTCAGCGGTGTTACACTTCTTCTTTCAAAGCAAGGATCACCGGGAATATTGGACTGGAGAATAGAAACGGATAACAATGGAGTGCCATCAGGAACACTCGCACATGCAAATGCATATGGCGGAGGTCAACCAATATCAAGTTCTGTTCATTACGAAAGAATGATGGCTGGAGATGGAGCTACGACACTTTTTACACTCAATGCCAATACAAAATACTGGATAGTTTTGAATACTGAAGCAACAGTTGACGCTGGCAATTATTACAACTGGAACTTGTCGCCTGACATGCCGGCTCTATATAATCCTTACACAAAAGGAAATGGACTGATCTATATTGCGAGCTGGGCAGCCATCACACCGGCAACATCGAGTTTTGGATTCAAACTCTTATACGGGGGATTCGTAAATACTGGAAACGCAAAACACAAAGTTGAGTATGTAAAAACATATTTATAATGAATATAAAAAAACAGATAATAATAAATGTGTCCGATTCAGTTACAGGGAATCTCATGAAGACAATAACGAATTTTGAATTTGTCAGTCTTTCAAAATCACTTAATGCCGGATGTGGTGAATGTGTGATAAATATGGCTGTGCCATTTGACTATGATGGGCAGGAATTGGCGCTCGGCAATGATGTTGAGATACGAATATCAGACAAAGACACAATAGCAGGATCACTTGCATTACAGGACACAGCAGGATCAAAAGTGATATATACAGGATACATATCGCTCATTGAAAGAAATGTTCAGGGAGAACGTGAGGGACTTACAGTGCATATGCTCGGACATTATACAAAGCTTCAAACAGATATTTTAAAAAATTCTGCTCAAACTACTTTATATTCAAAGACATACGTTGGACTTACGATAACATCTGGAGATCTTTCATCGGCCGACATAGGACTTCTTATGAGGTCCGTAATAGATAGATATCGAGCGGAAACAGTCAATCCGAAAATAGGATATATATATGATGATGTTCCAAACACTGGAACAGTTGCAACATATTCATTCGCACAAAAAACATATAGAGAAGCGATGGAAATTTTAAAAAGGATGGCTCCTTTAGGAATGTATTACTATATAGATCCTGTTGGAAATTTAAAATTTAAACAATCGGCAAGTACACCAAAACATCTTTTTATTTTTGGAAAACATTTCAGAGGAGTCAGAGTCGAACAAAGTATGGAAAAAGTCAGAAACGGACTTCTTGTTTGGAACGGACAGACTGGAGGATCTAGTATATATAAATCATACAGCGATGCAGATTCAATTTTGAGATACGGAAGAAGAACTGAAACTTTCAATGACTACGGAATAAATAATGTTGACGGAGCTGATCTCATCGGAGCGAAGTTCATAGATGAGAATAAAAGACCGGATATAAAGGTCACATGCGAGATAATAGACAATTCTGAAAGCACGGACAGAGGATATGATATTGAATCAATAGAACCTGGGGACACATGTTCATTCTTGGGGTTTAAAGTCGGTGTATCTGATATTTTCAAAGACAATATGATCATAACCAGTGTCACATACTTCCTTGATAAAGTTCAAATTGAGGTTGAAATAGTAAAAGCGGGGATCCTTGATATCCAAAATCAACAAAGTCAGGCCATCAGTGATATTGGAAGCGGGGGACTTGGAGTACCAGAAAGCTATATATAGTTGTGCAAAGTTTTTTAATGTTCTATAATAAATTCAAATGAACATATCACCAGAAATAAAAGTTGAAATGAATGAAAGAGAAAAGGAACAGAGAAAAGTTTCTGATGAATCCTACGCTATAAAATTAGTAGAAAAGATCGTATTTTCAGGAGTTGCTCTGGTATTGGTTGGAGTAGTAAGTGCACTGATTGCACTTATAACAAAAAGAATACAATGAAAGACAACAAAAAACACCCATTATTTATACTTTCGTTCATCACTCTCATATTGACTTTGTTTTTAGCTGGAATTGTCACCTATTGGATTTTTATACCTGATACGATAATTAAAATGGACAATGCAACAGCTGTGCCGGTTGATAAGACAGTATACAATGCCGGAGATAGAATTACTTACACAATATCATATTGCAAAAAAAGAAAATTAGTCGGGAAAGTTTCACGTGCTCTTGTTGATGGATATAGAATAAGTTTTGGAATGAAAGAAAGCGATCTTCCAGCTGGATGCCATACTACAAAAGTAAACGAACTAAGGATACCTCTTTTTACTCAGACAGGAATATATCATATTGAGACGACAATAATATATCAAAATAACCCTATAAAAACATCTTCATTTTATTGGAGAAGTGTCGATTTCAAAGTAGTGAATAATAATATTTAACATCATGGAAAAAACAAAAGCATTTGGAGCTCTTGAATCTCCGAAAGACTGGAGACTTGGAGTAGCAACAGCAATGGCGACAATCGCAACACCTCTTATACTTCCCAAAATAGTGGATACAGAACTTGGTCCTGTTCAAAACCAAGTCAACGAACCGGCATGCGTTTCATTTTCAATGGTAGAATTACTCAAATTGTATTGGTTCAATAAGACAGGAAAATGGATAGATTTCTCTCCAAGATTTTTAGATATTTTAGTAAAAAGATATGATGGCCAAGATCGAGCAACTGCTGGGACATATCCAAGTATGGTTATAAAGCTCATGGCAAAATATGGATGCGCCACGACAGCGACACTTCCAAATGATACGAGTCTTTCGGTATTAAAATACAGGGATGATTCTTTGCTTACGGACAATGTAATAGATGAGGCGGCAAAATATAAGATACCAGGATACATACAAATCCCAGTTGATTTCAGTGTGATGAGAAGAGCAGTATACTATTACGGAGCGATATCAATACTATTCAAAATTGGGGATACGTTATGGAATCCGTCTTGGCTTCCAAAAGACACGGATCCATTAAGAACACCTAGCACGATTATAAGCGGACACCAAATGACCGGAAAGGGTTGGAAAAACGAGACGTTGAATAAGTTGAGAAACGAATGGGGAGAGCTTTGGGCCAATAAAGGAGAAACTCATTTTGACGGAAAAAAGTGGTTACCTTTTATCGTAGAAGCTTGGGCGATAGCAGAACTGCCGGAAGACTTGCTTAATTACCTCAAAACGCTCCCTAGTGCTCAAGAATTTCATTATGTGTGGAATACCAACATGAAGATGGGAGATAACAGTGAGGATGTCAAATTCGTGCAAATAGCACTTATGATACTTGGTCACCTCGAACCGGTACCGCCTCATGAGCTCGGGATATATGGACCAAAAACTGCCAAGGCTGTACTTGCATATCAGAAAGATAACAAGATCACACCTACAGCTAAAAATAATATAGGACCGAAGACTAGGGCTTGTCTAAATAAAAAATTCGCTATATAATAATATTGGAAGTATCACGACAAGTTACGGAGAGACAAATGGAAAATCTTTGTCCTAATTGTGAAGATAAACCAGTAGCATGCATCGCAAAAGAATATGAGGGAAAGATATTTTGCGGGGTATGTTGTATCCGTGAATGGAGGAAAAATAACGAAAAGGAAGTGATCGTGAAAAATGAGATCCCTGTCAACACTTCTTGACAGGGATTTATTATGATATGATATATATGTCGATTTATAAATAAATATAACATCATGGAAAAAACAAAATCAGTTTTGAAAAGGTTTGTCAAAGGTGCTATTGGAGGAGCAGTATCAGCAATGGTTGCGGTATCATATACGACACCATCTGCATGGACGGACTTCGCAATGGTAGCTAACACGCTTGGAATCGCAGCAGTAGCGGGGGCGATAGGAGGAGCTCTTCTTGCAGCACAAAAATGGGCATCGTGGACAGAATAACTTGCGGATAAATAAAGGATTGTGCTATACTTTCATTGTCCGCATCTACTCGGCCGCAAGGCCTTCATGGTGTGTGCGGATCAATCAACTTATACTTGATTTGCAAAGGCCCCTTTCGAGGGGTTTTTGCATGTTTATGTTTGACCGTTATGGACACTATGTTTGACCGTTATGGACAAACATAGGTGGCGATTCGGACAAACATACTATATACATAGACTACAACAGAGAGTACACAGGAGGGATAAAGGGTTTTTAAGTTAAGAAAGTTATCAACAGTTTTGATGTTTATGGGTATGGACTGATTCTTATATGGCGATATAATATAGAAGTCGAAAGGATTGATCTTTGAAAACTGAATAGGGGTAACAAAAAAAGTATGGCCACATATTTAAAGTGCGATGGAAATGTTCAGAAGATAAGACCGAAAGACGGAAAATCGTTTTCACTTGATGAGTTGCAAAAACTCGTCGGAGGTAACATCGAGATCGTGAATGCTATCTCCGGAGGAAAACTCGTGATCAATGAGGAGGGAAAACTGGCAGATGTGATCGTTGTCAATGAAAGGGCTACATCATATTATGGAAAGGATTTTGATGTCATTGTCGGTGACGCGGTCCTAGTTGAAGTGAACGAAGAAAAAGAAATACAATGAAAAGATGGAGAAAAGCATATCGAGGACCGTTCGAAAGAAAAGAGGCAGACGAACTTGTGAGATGTTTTAAAAAGATCGCGAATCCTGAAGTGAATCTGATATATGATGCAGATACACGAAAAAGGAAAGGAGAAGAGTTTGATGTTTTAATTTTGACAGAAAAAATATAAAAAATACCCTATTCAGTTTTGAAGACCAATATTATTAACACCATGAAAAAAGTATGAGAATGACAACTAAGCAATGGTTCGGTTCTATGTTTATAGGAATTGTGATCGGTGCTGGTGCGATGTATTTGATAGGAGGAACGATACTTGTGAACAAGTTATATCCGACTAAGCAATGCTATACGGAAGAATCACAAAAGGAATGTTTGAAAAGGGTCGGAGATGTCGATACGATCTACTACAATACTTCGTTCATGAAAAAAGTATGATCAAGAAGATTCATCGGATAGATCCGTTTCTTGTTGAGGCAATAAAAAAACAGGTCAACAAGGAAGATCTCAACAAGGAAGATCTCAACAAGCCGGATTCATATGAGAGGAAGCTTTTGAAGATGAATACTGAAAAGAAAGAACGGTTTGGTATTTTGAAGTTTGTTTTTAGTGTCATGCCATAATAAAATTTAACACCATGAATTTAAACCAAGTCCACTTGATAGGAAGAGTCACAAGAGATCCTGAATTGAAGATGACACCTGGCGGAATATATGTCGCCAAATTCGGACTAGCTACAAATAATAAGTTCAAAAATAAGGCAGGGGAAAGTATAGAGAATACACAATTTCACAATTGCGTAGCGTTCGGTTATAGTGCAGAGAATATACAAAGATATTCAGGAAAGGGATGTGAGATCTATGTTGAGGGAAGAATAGAATACAGAGAATGGATCGGAAAGGACGAGCAGAAGAAATACATGACGGAGATAATCGTCGAGAAATTTAAGCTTGGGGCAAAACCAAATGGAGGACAAAAAATACAGGATTCTTCAGGTGGGAAAAAAGATAAAGAAGAGGTCGAATACCCAACAGAAGAGATAAATCCAGAAGACATACCATTTTAAAATTTAAAAAACAAAAACATGGACAACAAAGAAATAAGAGTGAGTAATACAGAATCAAGAAATTGGGAGTATCAAAAGAACGGATGTATTTTAAAATTCGTTTTGAGAACGGATATAAAGGACGAGATGAAGACATACATAGAGCTTCTCAGGATGGCCGCCGACAGCGTGGAAGAAGAATTAGCAAAGAGATTTCCAAAGCAATAAATATATGGAAGAACTATCTATAAGAATATTCAAGGCATCGGATGGAGAGGGATTCTTCTATGACATATACGAGGATGATCTCACATCATTCCCGGAAGCAGAAAGTTTGGACGGAGGATTATGCACAACGACAATGCAGAATGCACTTGAAATGGCAGTCGAGCAAGCAAACAAAATAATCAGAGAAAGAAATGGAAAATAAAATTGAGGATTCAAAATGGATCATATGGAGCATTGAGCATAACGGATGGTGGGCTCCGGATGAGAACGGATATGTGGCAAAGAAAGAACGGGCAGGAAAGTATACCTACGAGAGAGCATGCCAAATAGTGAAGAGTGCGAATATCAGCAACTTTGACACGCCGAACGAGTCAATGATCAGGGTGAAATAAAAACATGGAAATCGAACAAAGAAAAAACGAATACGGTCACATCCTTGAAACAAGATTCGGGGGAGATAAAGAAATAAATTATGAAGAAAGGAACAATAAGATATTGCATAAAAGGTGATAATTGCAAAACGGCATCCACACTTCCTCAACTCTCCACATCATTCCAAGTTAGATTATTAGAGTAATAAATAAAGAGATGACATTACCATTTGAAAGAGAGTTGAAGAAAAAAGAAGCGTTGAGAATTTTCTATTTGTATCTTTTTTCAAACATATTCGGTTATATTATTTTAGGAATAAATGGACTTGCTGTTTCAAACTTCGTCTGGCCATTAGTTTTAATTTATAGAATGTCATTAAAATAATATGAAAAACCCCAAGAAACAGAAGAATTTAAAGATAGAGGCGTGGGCAATAGTTAATCCATACGGAGATTTCTGGTCAAATAAAATGTTTGAATCTGAAAAATCTGCCAAAAACTATTTTAACGATTTTTGGGGCCCTATAAAATTTAAGGGATTCAAAATTATCAAAGTAATCATCCAAGAGAAATGAAAACAATCAAAATAAAAACAACAGGTCTTTCACTGAAAGAATTGAAAGAAAAATACGCCACTGGCCCATCTGGTTTTTATCCTCAGTCATGGTATGAGAATGAAAAGTTTTACACAGAAAAGCCAGAAGCAGGAGAATATGAGTTCATTTTTGATAGAGATTTGTGCAATAAAACTTATTCAGAACAGTTAGAAAAACTTCCTAAAGGATATAGTCCTACTCATATAGCAACAATAGCAGAAGCTATCCTAATCCATTTCAAAGAAACAGGCGAGAGATTATTGGAAGATTGGTATGTCCGAACATCAAATCTCGATTCGGGCGGTCACCGCGTCTACGTCGGCAGCTTCGACTCGAGGGGCCTCGACGTCAACGACTTCTGGGACGGCAGCCGCGACGGCATTATCGGCTTGTCGGCCTCCCGGAAGTTAGATACTGGAACCCTTGAAACACTTGAATCTATTGAATCCTTGCCCAATGAACTAATTATCAACAACATAAAATATAAAAAGGCATGACACCCCCAAACAAGAGTTTAGAAGAATTAACCAAAGAATTTTGGAAATGGGCTATCAAAGAAGTTCCTCACAAACATTCTGATATATTTGCTCCAGCAATTAAAATTATTGAACTAACCCTAACCCCATGACTACAAACAAAGACAATAAATATGGAGAGTGTGATGAGATGTTTAACAATATATTTGATGTCTCCACTTATAGGGACAGAATATATTTAAGACCTGAGTTATTAAAATTCCTCCACTCTCAAATAGACCTAGCAGAATTAAGACTAAAAGAAACCATCATAAGGGAGATAGAGGAAAAATATGGAAAGTTTGGCACAATAAGTGTAAGTTTTGGATATAAAAGTAATGATGTTAAAGCCTTAAGAACACCAGAAGATAAACAGAGAGATGATATTCTAACCTACATTAAAGGGATATGAAGAAACACAAGTTCAAAATCAACGATATGATCATCTGGTATGGAACCTATGGAAAAAAGACAGTGGACATATATCCGACAAACAGAAGATATTGCATATTGGGTTTTTGTGGAGGAGAGTGGGGAACATATGAAAATATAATGGACATAATAAAATTTTTAAAATGAAACTTTTTGACTATCAAAACGATGGAGTGAACTTTATTCGTGACAAAAAAAAGGTATATATAGCCTTTGATATGGGAATGGGAAAAACACTCACATCGATAGCCGGACATGAGAAACTTCATGATAAAAATATTCTGATCATAGCTGAGAAGAACGAGATCGTGAACTCACAGAACTTCAAAAAGGAGGTGGAATCATACTTCCCGGGACTGCAATACACATCGCTCAGAGATACGGCAATAGAACTTTTGCCGAATAATGGAATGGTGTGCGGAATAAACCCTGATGCACTTTCAAAGATATCAGATGAAGAGATAAGCGAACATTTTGGATCGGTGATCATCGATGAAGCGACGATGGCCAAGACTGTCACCACGGCACGATTCAAAAAGATTAAAAAAGTATGCAGTATTCTTCCATATGTGACACTTTTATCGGGGACACCGATGATGAACGGCGCGAGTGAGATATACGCACCGCTCTATCTCATGGACCACTGGCTTGCCGGGGACGGATCAAAGAAGTCAAAGGAAATGTTTGAGACGATATTTGCAGGAGGATTTTTGAAAAGGATTCGATACTCGGGTATATTTTGGAAAGACTTTCAATGGTGGGCCAAAGGTGCGAACAATGTGCGCGAGCTCAGATGGCTGATCAAGGAACATTTCTTTTTCAAGGAAAAAAAGGAGACGAATGTTTTCAAGAACAAGGTCAGGAAAATTCAACTCGTTCAAATGTCCGAAGACTGGGTGATCGAATATGAGAGTGCGTGGGATGAGTATCTTGCGAAAGTAAAAACACATAATAGATCGGCGAGCAAAGACGAAAGAAAAAACATCGAGAACATAAAGGATCTTCAGAACATCATTGAAAACGGTCAGATGTATCAAGTAAATTCAAAATGGAAAGCTCGGGAGATCGTGAAAGACATACGGTCAGGAAAGTTTGAGGGGAAAAGGATCATCGTATGGTCAATATTCATCGAGACTGATGAGATCATCCAAAACGAACTCAAGAAGTCAAAAATAGAATTTGAGACATTCGAAAACCTTGATGAATGGAAAAAAGGAACGAGGCAGGTTCTCGTTGGAAGAATAAAATCACATGGAAAGGGTGGAAATGTGCCACAGGCATGCGTTGGAATATTCTGCGATATGGACTATGTGCCGACGATGAACTTGCAGGCGGAGAACAGGATCGACCGGCCAGAGCAAACAAGGGACATGGAGGTGATATATTACATGGTCGATGGCGAAAACATCGATGAGCATGTGCAGAAAATCAACAAGGACAAGATGAGAAAGATCGAGAAGTTCATGACGCCATTCTCAAAGGAGGAAGCGGAGACAATGCCTAGAATGGTATCGGCGCTCAAGAACAAATATACCAAGGAGTTCATGTATTTGAGGGCAAAATCGGGTCAGGAGTTATCAACTTTTTAGATTTAACATAATATTATATAGCGGTATAATATAGAAGTAAAAAACACCATGAAAAAAGTTTTACAAAAGCGGGAGGAATTGAATGCATACGCAAGAAGATATCACCAGAAAAGAAGACAATCAATAATTCTTGCTCATGGGGGAAAGTGCGAGTGTTGCGGAGAAAAAATCATAGAGTTTTTAACGATCATCACAAAAAGGAGAAAGACAGTGATAGTTTGCAAAAATTGCGAATGGGCAAAAAAGGTGTTTGGAAAATGTCCTCATAATTCTTTCAGATATAAAAGACCGGAAAGTCTTTAAACTAGGTCGATATTTTATTAAAACAATTTAATTTTATGGAAAAATTTAACGAAAAAGAAAAGGATATGTTGAAGATCGGAATTGGACTATATAAAGTTCAGATTAAGAAAATACTCAAAGGAAGCGAATCGTTGAGAGTTGGATATAAGGAGGTCAAGCAGAAATTCCTTGAGGCAGAGGCATTGCTAGGTAAACTTACAAAATAAAGGTCGAGTGCGTTAACGAAAAAACACCATGAAAGAAAACGAAATGTTTGAAATTGTGAAAGCAAAAGCTCAAGGAATGGAAGCTATGATAGCAGATTTCAAAGTCACGAATGATCAGGAACTTGAACTCGTGGCCGATAGGATAAAGGACATCAAGACTTTGATGAAATTCATCAAGGCAAAAAAAGATGAGTTCGTGGCACCTGCAAAAGTTATCATTGAGAATGCAAAGGAGATGTTTGATCCTTATATCAAACAATGTGAGAACGGAGAAACGACATTGAAGATGAGAGCTGTCAAATACAATGACGAGCAGGAAAAAAAGAGAAAGGAAGATGAGATCAAAATAGCTTCAAAGGTTGAAACTGGATACATAAAACCAGAAACGGCTATCGAAAAAATTGAGGCACTACCAGAAGTCCAGAAAACTGTCAGAACAGACAAAGGTTCAGGACTAAGTTTTGCCAAAAGAAAAGTCGCAGTTATAGAAAAACCGGATATCATACCTGATGAATTTTGGATCATTGATGAAGTGAGAGTTAGAAAAGAAGCGCTGACGAGAGAAAAAAACGGAGAGGAACAAATTCCAGGAGTAGTCATCAAGGAAGAAACTAGCGCATCATCAAGATGATATTCAGAGTCAATATAACAGGTGACAAATATCCCACTGATTACAATGTCGAGGCATCGAACTGGGGAACGGCAGTATCAAGGGCGATACGAGAATGGAAAAAGAGGTTCAAAGGATCTCGTGCAACGACACTCAAAATTATCGCGACAAAAAGCGGCCCGATTCTTCGGGAAGAAGAAAAGAAATAACACCATGACAGAAAAAACAAAAAAGGAAAAAAAGGTGACAGTATTGCCTCCGGCAAAGATAGAATCATCACCGGATGAAATAAAAGAAGTCACAAAGATTGTGACAGAAATACTTGAATCAAAAGAGGTTCAGGATCCGTTCGGAAAGATAAGTAGGGCACAGGTAGATCTCATCAAAAGGACCATTGCAGACGGGGCAAGTGATGATGAGCTCAGACTTTTCATTCAGGTATGCAGAGGAGCAAAATTGAACCCGTTTATGAGGCAAGCGCATTTTGTGCCATTCTGGGATTCAAAACTCGGTATAGAAAAGAGAGCAGTGATCATCGGTATAGATGGATTCAGGACAATTGCAGAGAATAGCGAAGTGTATGCGGGAAATGATGATGCTATTTTCAGTGATGATACAACTGTCAGTGTCGATGTATGGGAGGGAAAAGGAAAAGATAGGAAAGTTGTCAAGACTGAACCTTTGAAAGTGCCCGGGAAAGCGACCATAACGGTCTATAAGATCGTCATGGGAGTCAGATGTCCATTTACCGCAACAGCACGATGGACCGAATACTATCCAGGATCAAAGAAAGGTGCGAGATGGCATGCAATGCCATATCTTATGCTCGGAAAATGCGCCGAGGCGCTTGCTTTGAGAAAGGCTTTCCCAAGCAAACTTTCAGGAATCTATGCTCAAGAAGAGATGGATCAGGCAATGATGGCACCAATGGATGACAAGAAGAGAAATGACATGGCATTCATGATGATCAAAGGTGCATTGAACAAATTGCAACCGCATGAGATCGATAGCTACAAGAAAAAGATAAGCGAATCTGATAAATATTCAGAGGCGCAAAAAAAGGATCTCCTTGATACGCTTGAAAAAAGGATCGAAGAGATCAAAAAGGTCGATGCAGAATCAGAAAAAGAGAAAAAATAATGATCACGCCACGAGAATATCTATCATGGTCCTCAATGGATCTGCTTGAACGAAACGAACAGAAATGGATCGAGCAGTATTTTTACGGACAAAAAAACAGGATAAACCGTGGCATGGCTTTCGGCAAGACAATGGCCGATTCACTCGAGAAGAACGAGGCAAGCGGGGATGTCCTGCTTGACCTCGTGATCGAGAGGATCCCAAAGTTCGAGATCATGGACAAGCCGTTCATCGCCGATATGAAGATAGGGAAAAAGACGATACAGATCTATTGCAAGCCGGACACGATGAAAGAAGACATGTCAGCGTTCAAGGAATACAAAACTGGTCAGGGAGGATGGACACAAAAGAAAGTTGATGAGAACGGACAGATCATTTTCTATGCAACAGGCATGTATCTCAAAAAGGGCAAAATACCGGCAGATATAGAGTTAGTGCATATGGAGACGGAAAAGGTGGATGAGGAGCAACTAGACTCAAAATTGAGGGTCACAGGGGAGATAAAGAGGTATAAGACTGTCGTGACCATGGTCAAAGTGCTCAATATGATGTCCCGGATGAAAAAGGCATGGGCCAGGATCGAAGAGATAAGCGAGAAAGAATTGATATGAAAGACCTATTTTTGGAACAAAAAGTGATGACGGCCATACTGAACACATTGAAAGATGTTATGGAAAACGAATCTGACAGTCTTTTGAGACAGTTAAAATTGCCAGAAGTGACACTACAGAACTTGAAAAAAATGAGATCAGATAACTTCAAAGAATGGTCAGTTCAAATTTATCAAGCTATAAAACCATACTTGAAATGACAGAAAAATTGATCAAGAAACCGACACAGTGCGACAAGGTGCTCGAGGTGTTGAGAAGTGCGAACGGAAATTGGGTGAGCGGAAGATTTTTTTTGCGCGAGATGTATTTGAGTCAGTATCATGCGAGGATATGGGAACTGCAAGATAAAGGACATAGGATCGAGCCGAGCGAAGAAAAAGATGAGTTTGGGTTCGTGAGATACCGACTTTTACCAAGCGACACATTATTTTAAAATCATGACAAATGAAGAATTGAATGCGATGTCAGAACGGATTGGGCAGATGGTCATCATGATCGAAAAGATAAATGAACACTATAAAAAAACAAATTGGTTATGCTTGAAAGACTATATCAAGATGATCGATGAATCAAAAAAACAATTCAAATATGAGCTTAACAAAACCAATACCAAAAAAACTGCGTAATGAGATGAATGCGGATCCCTTCTATCATTCATGCTGTCTATCAGGAAAGACCCGGGCACAGGTCAAGATCGAATGGCATCACAATTTTGAGACATATCAATATGGCAATAAAGGACGGTTGAATGAGAAGTGGTGCATCTTGCCAGTTGCAAAGATATTCAATGATAAGGCGAATGTACGGGAGGTGCGGGACCTGTTGAATTGGATCATGTTGAACAGGGCGAGCGATGAGACTCTTGAGAAATATAGCAAGTGTTTGGATCTGAAAAGAGTGCGAGATAATTTGAACAAACAATACGATAAAAAAAAGGTCAGAGAGAATATAATCAAAAAATATATATGAACATACGAATATGTGATTTTTGCAAAAGAAATATAGGTGAGGATGTGACATTGATGGATCTCAATATCACGCATGTAGAAATAACAGAGCAAGGTTTTTGGAATGAAATTGTTGGAAAAAAGAAAAAGATTGATATGTGTAGAGAATGCAGGGAAAAAGTTTTTAAACAATGCAAATAAAAATATGGCTATAAAAATCAAACTTTATGGCACAAAACAAGGGACCGAGATCATCAGAACAGATGAGCAGAAAAAGCAATATCAAATTCATCTCGATAAATTCAAAGACGGTACTGACATAGAAGAGACCATATCGAGAAAATATAGACAAAGAACTCAAGGTGCACCTGGAGAAGAATCAAATCAAAACGGTTATTGGTGGGGAGTGATCGTGAAATATGTTGCAGATGAAATGGGTGAACTCGATATGGACTATGTCCATCAGACAATACTCATTCAGATCGGACATTTTTCGGTCGATAAATTCGGAGAAAAAAGAGTGAGAGAAACAAAGGATCTTTCAAAAGGTGAGTTTGAAGATCTATGCAGGAAAGCGAGAATGTGGGCATCAGTACCGGGGAATCTATGCGAACTAGGATGTTATATACCAGAGCCATACGAAGTTGATTATCAACAATAGACTTTTGAAATAGAGTGCGGTAAAATAGAAGAGAAGAAACACCATGAACAAAAATATTATCGATGAATTTTTAAAAAGACCGATAGCCTTTCATCCAATCGTAGCTCAAGCATTCGGATCAATCAAACTTGGTATTTTATGGTGTCAACTCAACTACTGGAAAAACAAGACAAAGGATCCTGACGGATGGATATACAAAACTCAGGAAGATATGTATGAAGAAACAGCTATGAGCAGAAAAAATACTGACACGGCGCGTGAACTTGGAGAGAAGATCGGGGTACTTGAATGCAAAAGAATGGGAAAGACTGGGGTGGTGCATTATAGGATAAACTTCGAAAGAAGTATCGAGATATTTCAGAAGTTCATAGCATCCAAAGAAAAGCAACCGGCATTGTTTCACGTGAAACAAGTAACAAAAAACACAGCAGATATTGAGTATTTAAGCAAAATACCACCAGAAGACATGGCAGAACTATGTCAAAAGAACAGTGTTTCACAACAATTCGTGATCAAGAGGGCCGAGGATGTGATCAATTACTGCGAGAGGAAAGGAAAGACATATAGGGACTACAAGGCAGCGCTTCGAAGCTTTATTGTTTCTCACCTTGAGGATCACCCGGAAGAGAAGCAGAGATACACAAGACCAGAACAAAAAAAGGAAGAGAAAAATGAAGAGGATCCACGAATGAAAAGAACACCAGATGAGCAGGCTAGGATAAATAAGGCAATGGCCACAATGAAAGAAAGTTTAAAAAATAATTTTGCAGTAAAAAAATCATGATAAAAAGAACACCACCAAAAAAATATATTGGAAGACTCGCCGGGAAAAGAGTATATGTTTCAAAACCAATTGAAAAAGAGGTACTGGTTGCGCTTTACAGAGGAGAAGTAAAAGCATGGTTTGGTGGGGATGGAAACATGGTACAGGTGTGGGAAAATGATAAAATTGGTAGGAAAGAATCAAAGATGTTTTTGATACACAATAAATATCACAGGCCGAAAATCGTAAAAGCAAAAATAACAATATTATAAAATCATGAGCCAGAAAAAAGAAAAAAGAGAAAGGAAGATGTTGAGAGAAAACATGAGAGAATATCGGGAAGATATGAAACAGATCATGCTTGAGAATAGCAAGATCATCAAACCAAAACCTAAATATATTCCGATGACTGTTTGGCTATGGGCTATGGGATTCTTCATAAAAATAAAAGATAGATGAGTGAAACTTGCAAAGAAAAAATAAAAGGTAAAATATGCGGAGGGGAGATCGTTCTTCACCCCGATGAAGATATGGACATAGAAAGCAGAAAACTTTGCAAGAACAGAAAATGCGTGAGATATTATAGGTGCAGATGCGGAATGAAGTTCGGATATCATACAAAATAAAATGAAAAAAGCATTCATCATCAGGTTTCATTATACGAAAGACGACCCAAAATTCGAGTGGAGATTTCAATATTTTAAAGAAGAAGTTTTACCGAGAATATTGGCTCAAACAGATCAGGATTTTGATATAGCAATATGGTGCGAGAAGCATCACGAGGATATATTCAGATCACTCAGTCAAAAAATAAAAACATTTCAAGCGACATATGCGAAGAGAGATTCTCATTTATTTATAGACTATACGGAATGGGAGAATGTATCAGGACTCGGAAAATATAATATTCAAATTGGACTTGATAGCGATGATCTCATCGAAACGAACTTTGTGGAGACTGTCACAAAACTTTGCACCGGTCATAAATCAATTTTGATCAGTTTTCAACCTGTTAAAATGGATATTTTTACAGGTGAAAGATACAAAATGGACCAGTATAGTCAGTTCAGAGGAAGTCCGATATTTGCATTCTATCAGCCGAACCTAGACGATTATAAATTTGCATATCATACAAGCCATCTGCGAATGCCGAAGATCGCACAAAGGATAATAATAATACCAGAGGGATATGCCATGATGTCGATTCATGGAAAGAACGACAGTACGAAAATAAAAGCAACAGACAAAAAAATATGACCATAGAACTCTCACTTTTTACGAACTGCACAAGATCGGCTCCGAAGATCGATATAATAAAACGTACATACGAATCTTTTGAAAAGACATTCGGGAAGATACCGATGAAGATTTATATTGACAAACATCCATATGATCAGGAATATTCTCAGTATAAGGAAAATCTCAAGCACATATTTCAGTGTGAGATCATCGATGTGCAGAGTCTTTCTGATGGATATATACGATCCATAAATGAATCAAGCGCTGACTATCTTTTTCAGCTCGAGCATGACTGGATATTCCTAGATAATATATATCACTCGCTTGAGCAGATCATGGAGGTCATGAAGACAGACAAGCAATATCATTTCAGATTCAGCAAGCATGAAAATAGGATCGTGCCGGAGCTCATGAAGTGGCAGACGATCATGACAGAGATGGAATGCAATGGAATGAAGTATGTGAAGACTGATAATTTGAGCAATAATCCGCACATCATCGACAGAAAATTCTACAAAGAAAATATGATGAATAAAATTGAATTGAGCACTGGATCAAAAGGAATCGAGGAGAATATAACAAAGAAAGGTTTTGTCGGGTGCCAATACGGAGGAATCGGATATCCGAAAACGATACAGCATTTACAGGGTAAAAAAAGCCAATGAAAATATATTTTTTAAATGATCTGCATAATAATGTCGGAGACATGCTCAGCAAACCAGTGCTTGAACATTTTGGAATTGAAGTCGAGCTCGTCAATAGAAAATGCAGAGGAAAAATTCTAGCGATAGGGAGCATACTATCATCGCTTCGGA